TTGTACCATTTGTACCGCTAGAACCACTTGTACCGCTAGAACCACTTGTACCATTTTGATTGACTATATTTATAGTTCCAATCATACTTGAATGGTGAACACATTGGTAAACTATACTAGAAGGAGCATCTGCTGGAACTCTGTAAATTATTAAAGTATTTGTAGATGCTAGTCCACTTACAGGATTATTGTTTGTTGTTCCTGGTACAGCACTAGTATTGCCACTTGATAATCTCAAAGCAAATGGATGTGACGTAGATACACCACTAACATTAAAATAATATAACTGACCTCTCACTACTGTAATAGTAGGAAAATTACCAGCATAATTCGAAATGTTATAATTAAATCCAGAACTAGTTACTGTAAATAAAACACCTCCTTCTATACCATTTGTACCGCTAGAACCATTTATACCGCTAGAACCACTTGTACCATTTGTACCATTTGTACCGCTAGAACCACTTGTACCGCTAGAACCACTTGTACCGCTAGAACCGCTTGTTCCAGACGTACCATTTGCACCGCTAGAACCATTTGTACCATTTGTACCGCTAGAACCACTTGTACCACTTGTACCATTTGCACCGTTAGAACCACTTGTACCATTTGTGCCATTTGTACCGCTAGAACCACTTGTTCCACTACTTCCGCTTGTTCCGCTAGAACCACTTGTTCCGCTTGAACCACTTGTTCCAGACGTACCATTTGCACCGCTAGAACCATTTGTACCATTTGTACCGCTAGAACCACTTGTACCACTTGTACCATTTGCACCGTTAGAACCACTTGTACCATTTGTGCCATTTGTACCGCTAGAACCACTTGTTCCACTACTTCCGCTTGTTCCGCTAGAACCACTTGTTCCGCTTGAACCACTTGTTCCAGACGTACCATTTGTACCGCTAGAACCATTTGTACCATTTGTACCGCTAGAACCACTTGTTCCACTACTTCCGCTTGTTCCGCTTGAACCACTTGTTCCAGACGTACCATTTGTACCGCTAGAACCATTTGTACCATTTGTACCGCTAGAACCACTTGTACCGCTAGAACCACTTGTTCCGCTAGAACCGCTTGTTCCGCTTGAACCACTTGTACCGCTAGAACCGCTTGTACCGCTTGAACCACTTGTACCGCTAGAACCACTTGTACCGCTAGAACCACTTGTACCGCTAGAACCACTTGTACCGCTAGAACCACTTGTACCGCTAGAACCGCTTGTACCGCTTGAACCACTTGTACCGCTTGAACCACTTGTACCGCTAGAACCACTTGTACCGCTAGAACCACTTGTACCGCTAGAACCACTTGTACCGCTAGAACCGCTTGTTCCGCTTGAACCACTTGTACCGCTAGAACCGCTTGTACCGCTAGAACCACTTGTACCGCTAGAACCACTTGTACCGCTAGAACCACTTGTACCGCTAGAACCACTTGTTCCGCTAGTACCACTTTGAGGCTCAATTATTACACCACGAAATGTTAATACATTAGCACTAGTTGGTGTTAAAGCAAAATAAACAGGTTTAGAAACTTCTCCAAAATTACTTGGTTCAACTGAAGTAACCCCTCCAGAAGTAATTGTTGATAAAAAATATACTGTTCCTGGAGTTAAACCGCTTAAAGTATCAATCAAGCCATCGTATACCAATTCAAAAGTATTAACATTAACTATTGTTTTTACTACTCCTTGTACTTCAGCATTTTCGGCACTATCTGCCCGAGCTTTGAACCAAGTAGTTCCATCATATCTAAGAACGTCTCCAACAGCAAATCCATGATTGTTTTGAGTAAACTCATCTATTAACGCAGTTCCATCATTACTACCAGTATCTAATTGTTTTTTTATTATGTTATCTTCAATTACTAACTTAAATAATTCTTCAGTATTTGTAGTTGTCGGCAATTCAGTAAAAACAATATTATTACTACCGCTATAATATAATGTTCCTGTAGTTAAAGTGTCAGAATCAGAAAATACTGGTATATATCCACTAACACCAGATCCATCAATAACTTTTTTACCACTTAACGGAGAGAGATTAATTATATTATTAATGTACCCTGAAGATATAAAAAATAAATCAGAAAACTCTGAAACAACTTCATCAGAATTTATTGCGCGAACTTTGACAAAATAATCATTTCCTTCGTTAATTGGAAATATAAAGCTAGGATCAATTGTAGAATATGTAAAATCCGCAAATCCAGTTATTCTTTTTGCTATGCAAATACCAGTATTATATTCACCTAAATAAGTTAATCCTGTATTATTTAATGAAGTATTTGTTAAAAATCTTGAATTAGAGTAAGTTCCCGTATATATCGTTCCACTATAATAACCACCAGATGGTAAAAACTTAAAACAATTATTACCCGAATACCCATAGCATAAAAATATTTCATTATTATCAGTGAAACCAGATGGTATTCTTATTTCAGTAATATAATTTATACCCGTAGAATACTGATCATATAATCCTGTTGGCAAAGAACCGAAATTATCAACATATAAAGTGTGTCCAGACCATTGAATGCCCGATGAACCATAATTACTAAAAACAGTACCAGTTATACTTAATCCTGATCCTGTTCCAAAAGATATTCCATTTATATTCTCTGTAGATCTGTTATTTAAAAAATAATCATATTTCGTTTTATTTTTTCCGCTTTCTTCAACTAAGATATGAAAAGAACAATCTTGAGGCCCTAAAACAGAATTCCATTTTACAAAACTATTTAAATTTAAATCTTTAGAAACATTATTAAAATCAAAATAAGCATATCCAGTTAAACCAACAATTTTTTCTGGCAAATCCAAAATAGAAAATGAACCCGGCTTTATACCAGATGAAACCACTTTAATTCCACTAGTAAAATAATTATACGGAATTAAATGAGTGTAATAAGGAATTCTTACATCATTATCTAAATTTATATCTGAACCTAACTGATTCAAATCTTCTATAAAAACTTGATTTACAGAAGGTGAAATATATTTTTTATATAAAAGATAATTATCATTTTCATCATCAGGATTAAAGCTGGTGCCAGTAGTAACAAAAACATCTAAAGATTCTATAATTCTTGAATCTGCATAGTCTAAATTAATAGCCAGAGCTGTATCTAAGCTGTATCCGCTTATGCTAACCGAAGGAACACCAAAATTTATCAAAGCTACGCCAGTGCTTGTTTTGTTTTCTAAATCTTTACTTATTATTTCTATTAAAAATTGATTTAAATTACTAACATTTTCAAAACCAGTTACTAAAGCAAAAGTATCAAATAAATCAGAAGAATCAATAGTATAATTAGTTTGAGCAAAACTCTCAGGCAAGGAACTAATCAAATTTTTACCAGTACTATAAAAATTTATTTGAAATCCTGAAAAAGTAGAATCATTAACAAAACCATTAATTAAATTTTTACTTTTTGGATTTTCCACTGCCCAACTTAAATTTATTTGACTTTGAGCCAAAAACCCACTTATGAATGGCACTGAAATGTCGTAACCAAACTCATCAGCGTTTATAGTTGTATCTTTAGAAGAAAAAGAACCATTCAACGACAAATCTATATTTTTTATCGTAAACGGATCTGTATAAATACTTGCTAGCCCTGAAATAAACGCCATAACATTCTTTACACATTTATTAAACGCATGTTTTTATCAAAAGCATACAAATCTATATCAAAAGAAATTGAAGTTTGAACACCTTCCCTTTTTTCTCCTAAAAATACTGTTATTTTACTGGCCTCATCCTTATAAACTTTAAATTTTAAAATTTTGCCATCTTTTATTATGTTGCAATACAAACCGAACACGTTAGAATTATTAGACAAAGAATCAAAGTATTGTATAAAATTCAGCGCTACAGCTTCATAAATCAAAGCGCCAAAATCTGTGTTGAAAACTTCTTTTTCTATATAAAATGTATAATCAAAATCAGTAGATACAGCTTGAACATAAGACATATTTGAAAAAATTAAACCTGTTTGCACTTGCAGATCAGTCAAAGCTGGTCTAATGTAATCATCTGTTGAAAACACTATTTGTTTTTTATTATTTTGTTTTTTATCAATAAAAGAATCTTCGTCAACAAAATCAAATTTTTGATTACTGAAGCGCATCAAAGATAAATTATATTCATTTATTGAAGTCTCTGTTATCGTTATTATTCTGTATAGATCTTCATCATTAATGTCTTCTCGTAAACTAATTGAAAAATTAGCGTCTGATCTTAAATTAGCAAAATTACCATAATTTATTTCAGGATAAGGTGTAAAATCTACATCGTATATTCTCGCATATGGTGTATTAAATGCCGCAACTCCATACAAAGGATTACCAATCGAACGACTTGTTTCTCTCAAAAATAAATCATTTAAAAAATATTTAATCTTGGTGCCATCAAAAGTTATTTTTAGAACATCGTCTTTTGTAATTGTTCTGCCAAATGAAGTTTGAGTATCATCTTCTCTATAATACAAGTTATTACTTGAATCGACTTCAAAACCATAGTCGATATCTGTTTGATCAAGTGTAGGATCATTTATTTGACTTAAGCCACATGCTAAAAGAACGTCAACATAAAAAATTTTAAAAGATATTTGACAATTTTCTGTATAACTTTGTTTTGTGTAAGCTTTTCTCGTCCAACTAGCACTACCACTGCTGTCTCCAAAAACCACAGAACCATCATCAGTAGAAGATGTTTTGGATATTAAATTCCAAGATATAAATGATTTCGGCAAAACTTTCAATCTTAATTCTGCATTATTAAATTCAAAAATTGTCAAAGTTGTTTCTAAAGGTTCTTCATTTACTATAGAAAATAATTTTATTTTTTTGCCCAGAATATCTTCTCCAAGTTCTCTATCAACATATATATAATTATTATTAAAATCCAAAGAAGTTACTCTTCCAAATTTTTGATCGTTAAATTTCAAATTATCGGCTACTCTTACTATATCTCCTACTTTTAAATTTGTAGCTTCAATTCCCGTCGCAAATGAAACTGTTTGAGACTCTAATTTAGATGTGGCTAAAAACCATTTTCCTATTCTTTCTGCTTGATACCTAGAAGTAATTCCAAAACCTAAAATTTCTTTTTCAATCAAACCATATTTTCTTATAAGCTCACCGTCTTCAACATATATGATTTTATCTTTAAAATTATCTGTTTTATCAAGATAAGATACTTTTACAACTGTAAAAGAAGTTTCTTTATTTGCTGAAGCGTAATCAAAAAGGCCATCTTTTACATTTGAATTTGTGAAAACATAAACAACTGGTTTTTTTACATCGATAGTTAAATTAAGAAGACCATTTCTAAAATAAAAAACACCTCTAAAAATTGATGCCATATCAGAAAGAATTTTCAAACCTTCAGTGACATCATTTATGTATATATTTGCTGAAAAACGAGGCTCTAGAAAGTCAAAATAACCATGATGACGAGCTACACATTTTCCTGATTTAATTTTTAAAGATGAATCAAATATTTTAGTTTTTGATACTTTTTGAGATATTCCTTCATTGACATTCGCAACTCCAGCAACTATGTTTTGAGAAACATAATTGAGAGCGTATTCTTTTATTTTTTCTTCAGTATTTAATATCGCAGGGTTGCCTCCTACATAAGATTGTAAAGCTTTATAAAATTTACCATTTAAATCTGATTCAATAAAACTTCTAACTCCGAAATCATTACATAATTTCAATTTAGCCTTGTTACCGACTAAAGTTGTAGAAAGTATTATTTTTTTAAAATTTATTTTTATATTTTCATTAAATTCGTTTTTTACATCATATAAAAACAATAAACTTTTTTCTGGATAAACTTGCTGAAGTTTTTGCAAAGTGTCAGTCCATGTAAAAGTAATAGTGTTAAAATCTGTTTCAGTATTGTTTATGTTATTATTATAATCAAAAGAGTTTGCTACATATTTTGTCGAAGCGTTAGTAATAACTAATTCATTGCAAAATTTAGAAATTTTCAACATGTCCCATTTATTCAAATCATTTTCAGTCATGAAACTTTTTGCCAAACCATATCTGGCATTCGAACATAAATCGTAAAAAATCCAAGCAGGATCATCTGTCCATTTTAAAGTTTTACTAAAATTACCACTCCAATCACCATTATACTCTCTTATATCACCGTCATAAATATCAGGAACTTTAATTTTTAGAAGTTTACAATCAAAACTTCTTACTGGAACAGAAGAAAAATGTTTCGCGCTAATTATATTTTCACAAACAACAGAATATGGATATGAAAAAGAATAATCCACCCTTTCTATAACGCTATCAACAGAGAACTCTTTTACGAAATTAGACTCATTTTCGTTAGTAACTGATAATCTTTTTTCTACACTATAAACATTTATAATATATTCGTTATTTGCGGCTTTAGAATCGGTTTTTTTAGAAAACTGTATTTCAATAGGTATCATTGATGGACTGCCTTTTACAACAAAATAGCCTTGAAAAAAATAATAAAATCTTATTCCACTATTTAGGTTTGAGACGCAAACTACAAATCGTAAATGATTACTAAAAGTTTCACCTTTGCCGCCAATAAAAAAAAGATTATCAACCTTGATATTAACAGTTGCGCTAGTAACGTATTTGTTTTTTATATAATGAGAAAAATTTCTTGCCAAAAGACGAGCGCTTATCAAACCACGCTCAACTGAATCATTAGTGCCATCTGTAAAATTTTTTTCATCGAATTGATAGTTCTTAAAAACTATATCATTAGGAGTTCTTTCTAAATCATAAATTTTAGAATCGTATTTATAAACTGCGCTTGACTTAGAATTTGTATTTTCAACTTCATTTCCTAAAGATATATTAAAGTTAACAGAAGAAAAATTTAAAAAACTTGTTCTTTTATCTCTTACTGGACTATCATTATAATATATTCCATACGACAAAGAAGACGCTCTATTTGAAATCGTATCACTTACACTTATATAATTTAAAATACTACCATCACTGTCTACTAAACCTTCTATTGGACCTTCGCACAATAAATCATTAGCGTAATACGAAGTTTCTGTATCTAAAGTGTTATTTCTAGCTCTATCCCCAGCAAATCCAGCTGCACTTATAGCTGAATTATTTGTATTTAAATATATTGATACATCACTTTTTGCAGCTTGACTGGTTGTTGTAGATGATGTAGCTGTTTGTGTATTTGTTGGTATAGAAACTTCAGTGCTTACATAATTCCCACCAACGTTTAAGCCAAAGTCTTCACGTTCGTTAGTTAAACCGCCGCCTTCTGAAATTCTAGCTATGTTTTCTCTGGATAAACTCATATGAAAATAAATTATTATTTTACAACTCTTACACCACGACCTCCACCTCCAAAAATTGGAATTGAAAGTCCAGAACCCTGATTTACTAAACTTGTTGTTATCAAATCATTTGAAACTAACACGCTTCCAATTTTTAACCTTCCATAACCAATCGGCACCGCCACGTTTCTTTTGGTTACATTTTCATAAGCAGAAAACATTCTTGAATTATTTTTAATATCTTTCGGAGCTTTTGGAGTTAACAAGCGCGTGATAAGCATTTGAATTCCCATAGCTATTAACATAATAATAAACATTGCAAATAGACTTAGTTCTGCACCCAAAATCAATGGAACGACTTCAACCACAGAATTTTTTTTCAATATTGGAGAATTCAAATATTCAGGAGACATAATTTTATCATCTACATATATAATAAAATGACTTAAATACTCTTGAATTGTTCCTAAAGCGCCTACCAATTTATTAGTATTAGCTTCAATAGCTTCAAAAGCTTCTCCAACTGTTTTAACATTCAACGACCATTCTGTTTTGACAAAACTTTCAAAAACTCCATGTAATTTAATATTTACCATATCATATTGTATTTACACGCTTTTCTATAAACTTTTGCAATGGTACTATAAATAATAACATATTTATATTATGATATTTTTGATATTTTAAATCTATTTCTGAAAAATCAAATCCAATCGGATGACTATGAAACAAATATAATATCTCATACTTATTCTTTATTTCAAGATACTCTTTTGGAGAAACAAGAAAAAAAGATTCTTTTGATGGGTGATTATTTGCAATCGGCTTAAATATTATTTGTTCATTATTTTTAACAACAAAACCGCAAACCTCTATATCTTTATTTTCTAAAGCGTAATCTTTAATTTCATCAAGTATTTCAGACGTTAGTATCATTATTGAATGGAAATGTTGCTGGAAATGCGCCAAAAGGTAAAAACGGTTTACCATTTGTAAATGCGTTTGTAGTATTGTTTCCGAATCTTAGCATACAACCTTGAAGCGTTTTTGAACATTTATCTTGCTTCCAAACATTAGTATTTTTTATAGGATTTTTATTTGAATTCGCAGTTACACAAACAAAATAGTTTTTATTTTGAATCAAAGGTGATAAAATTGATTCATCTGATTCTAAGTTCGTGTTGGATAATGCATCTATATAAACAAAGTCACCTACTGAATAAGAAACAGTAGATAGCCATTCACCTTTATATCTTAATGATGATATTTCATAGTTGCCATTATTTGAAAAACTGCTATAATTTTGTATAAATACTTTATCATTTTCGTCCGCTACTGGTACTCCTAAGAATTTATTAAAAGTAGGATCTGATCCAGAAGGTGCTGAAATTTTTGCATTTATATCTGTTGGCCCTTCATATTTTCTGTTATTACCGTAGTTACAACCATAACATCTATAATTCCACGAACATGTATCATTAGTAACTTTTCTTGCTGGAACAGACAGAGTTTCTAAATCAACTTTTGTTACCAACTCTAATTCGACAAAATTCAAGTTTTCACCTAATTTAGCATTTACTATTAATTTATCAAAAGATATATAAGTATTAAAAAATGAAGTTCCGAACGGATTTTTACCATCTGTAAAATTTATAGCGTCTAAATCCTTGGCTAATATTTTTTTTCTATTGAAATTTTTACCTATCAAATCTCCACGATCTTGTAAAACTCTAGAAAAATAATTATTTATATTTCCAACTTTTAATCTAGGTCTAGCCTGTCTACCATCAGAAGTGGTTTGAAAATCATTGAATTCACACGGAATAAAAATATATTCTTTATTTTGGAATATTATGTTTCTATCAAAATTTTTAGACCCATGAAATCTTAAATATCCTTCATTTGATTCAAGTTCTATTTCAAACAAATCTATTACTACATAATTATTTAATTTGAATAATGTATTCATACTATTATATTCTACCCGCGATATTAAAATTATTAGGCAATTGTATTCTGTTGTTTAATAGTAAAGAAGAATCAGTATATCCACTAAAAAGCTTAAGATAAGTTTTTGACAATGCATTAAGCATTTGAACTCTTTCAGTATTAAATAAAACTCTATTGTAAAAAATAGCATCAAAATATAAATTATTTATACTTGAAGTGCCGCCAGTTAATGGAATATTTGATAAATCAAAACATGTATTCTTTAAATTTGTTAAATAACTTTGTAAAACTGGTAACGAATAACTAGAAACTAAATTTCCATTTATGTATATAGAATAATATTGACCCTCTCTTTGTATATTAAGAATAAAAGGATAATAACTACCACCCAAAATTGACGAGTTTAATTGTTTAGATACTTGTAAAGCTTTAGCAGTAGTCTCATTTCTTGCGTCATAAAAATTTATTGCGGTAGCAGAGCTTAAAGTTTCATTGTACAACAAAGGGAAAAAAAATGTAAAAACATTCGGTTCTTTAGAAAAAGATTTATAAACACTTGTTCTAAAAAGTTCTAATATTATATTTGTAATCTTATCATATCCAGTAGCGCTATTCTTATACCAGTTAAAAAATGAAGAGGTATTTGGATTAAATGTATTTTCAGTTGCACCTTCTACAGCACCTACAATAAATAAATCAAAATCTGTTGCAAAAATATCTGAAGAAAATTCTCCTTTTAATGAACGGCCCGATTGCAATTTCAAAGATTTATATCCTAATGATCTGAAATTCGCCACCATTTCTGGCGCAGCAACTGATGTGTTTAAAGTTATTATTGTTGCACCAGCACTATTTTTACCTAACCATGATACAGGACCAGTATTTAAATCTGCATTATTTAATCTAAATACATAATCTGTAGATATATTATCATTATAAAAATTTAATTTTACAGTAGAATTTGATAATTTATTAATAAGTTTTCCACACAATGAAGGAGGATTACCATTAAGCGTGATGAACATGGTTTGTGTATATTGTATCAATGAAAAACTTTTATAGTTAATACTGGTATAGTTATTATGTTGAGAGTTCAAACTAATATATTTATCACTATACGGTATTGTATTTTTATTTGTAAAATATTGATTTGTTTTAAAATCATATAATACTATATTGTCAACTGCGTCTTCTCCAAATTCAGGAGATGGTGATATAAGTTTTGCTAAATTATCCAAAGTTAAACGTCTGGGATCTTTTAAAAGAAAATAGGGATTTGTTTTATTATTTGCACCTGCAATTGGAAAAGCCACCTTTCTCTCTATTAAGTCAGAACCTGTTCCGATAACGAGTTGCTTTTGATTAGTAAGTCCAACACACGCAAAACCAGCTTTATTACCTCCTCCACCAGATACTATAGAAGTATTTTTTTGAATGTATATGTTGTAAATCAAATCTTGTCTTAACAAATTATTTGCAAAAGTTGTTAAAGATAAATCAAAAACATTTCCACCAGGCTGACTATCTGTTAATCCATTAGTAGAACTCTTAGCATAATTACTCGCATCAAACATTTCCACTAAAGAAAAAGCATTACCATCACTAGACGCTGGTGGCAATATATTAGATATATCACCACCTTTTCCTTGATTACCAAAAATAAAAACATTTTGAGGTACATATAAATTAACAACTGTACCATCTGTATTATTACCAGTAAAATTTTCGAATAGGCCAAGCAAATTTATTGCATATTTATCACTAGCCGAAGAATAAAAACGAGAACCCTCACTTAAATAAACATTAATACCAGAATAAAAACTTAGATTATCAGATCCGTTATTATACTCTTTTATTTTTTTGAATAAATCAAAATTTTCATATTGTGCGCTTTGTGGAATTATGACTTCTAAAGTTTTTTTATTGAATTTTATATTTGGTCTTGTCGCGCCTGAATAACCCACAAACACTTCGTTTGATACAGTATCATTCAAAGTATCAATACCAGATGCATAAATACTTATACCACTATTGCCACAACTATTTGTATATAAACGAGCGTAGTAATCAGTATCTAATTTTATAGGATTAGTAGTTGGATAATTAAATTCATTTATATTTTTTATAATCAAATCGTTTTCTTCGTAGCCATAAAACGTAGAAAATCTAGGTTTATCATTTGTGTTTTGAGCTATACTTATATCTTCTCTATGAACAAGGCTCGAAAAATCAGTATTTGTAGCTATATCTAATCTATAACCAGTAAAAAAATAATTTTTTAAATTTCCTGTGCCTGTTGGAGCGAACCATCTAAAATCATAATTTAGACCATTTTTAGCGTCGTAATTCTTCAATGCTACAAAATTTCTAATATGACCTCCAGTAGTGTTTACTATTTTTGATCCTGTTATTTCAATTGTTATATTTCCACTTGGATCTACACTTCCGTCTTCAATAGACTCGCTTGATATAATAATGTCACAATCATTATTCCCTGCTGGAGAGGTTTGTGGTGGACAATATAAAACATCAATACTTCCACTCTGACCATTATTTAAAAGAAGATTTGAAGTTGAAAGAGAAAAGAAATTGTTGGCATCATTTTCAATTTCAAATTGATATGCAACATCAGAGTTACCACTATTAAATATAGTAATTGGATAATTAATGCCAAAACCAGTAAGACATTCTCCAATATTTTTCCCAGTTAGATTGACATAAGTCATAATTGTAATAGAGTATTAAAATATATATCAGAATCTGTTTTACCTTTGAATTCTATAAATTTTACCGATATATCATGATTGTTTTTGAATTTATAAGTATGATTCCATTCTGGACAATAAACATCTATTAATTTATTATAAGGTTCTGGCAATGTCGTTTCAAAAATTTTAAAACCAGCGTTTGAATCAAGGAATTTTAATATCGCCAACGCTTCTTTATCGTCTCTGTTATTAAAACTAAATGAAAAATCTAATAAAGTTTTATTGATACCGTAATTTTCATAAGCCGCCGCTGAAGTTTCAAATTCTGTTTTTGTAAACTTTGGAGACATCGGCATTTCAAAATTCAAGTCAGGTTTAAAATAAAATTTTCTAGTAAATAAAGAATTTACACCAGTTGGGCTTTTAGTATGATCTGTAAATGTATTATTAGATCCAGTAAACCAATAAAATCCTTTTACACTAGACACAGTTGAATCGTAATAAACAACATCATTATAAAAATAACGCGAATTTTCCACAAACGGTTTTAACACATTTTCACCAGTAATGAAAAAACCTTTATAATTTAAATTAGAATCATAACTCGAAACGCATTTTATATTTATTTTATTTAAATTGGCTTCTACTGAATTATACTGTAAATCAGAAAAATATATTTTTGCGTTATTTGTGTAAGGATAGAATAAATCTATTTTTACATTTTCATAAGAATCCAATATAGTTTTTGGTGTATATTCAAAAGTATTTTGAAAAAATCCTATCAAAGCTTTTGCCTCTTTATCTGTTAATCCATCATAAGATAAATCAAATTGAGATTGTAAATTATTAATATTTGGAATAACATTTATTACATAATTATCTCCGTATTCAATTCTTTGAGATTTGGTGCTAAAATTAACAGAACAACCATATGTTTTATTAAAAATAGAATCTATATTCTTAGTTAAATATTCTGATCCTGTTATATTTATAGGAGCATAACGATAATCAGAAGCAGTAAAATTAGATGTTGAAATATATAAACCATCATCATTTGTAAAATGTTTTTCAAAAAGATATTTTTCTATGGCTAATATATCATGGTCAGTTGGAACTTTGGCAAAACCTAATATTTCATAATAAGAAATATCTGAGCTATCATAATTAAAGGAAGCATTTTCAGAAGGATGATTGTTATTTGCGGCACCTATCATTAAACCACTGCATCCAGAATTGAAATGATTTGTACTATTGATGTTTAATAATTCGTATCCATTATTTCTTAATCTTAAATTATTTGTCGTATCATTTTTTATAATAGAAACAATATTCTTATTATTTAGTACCTTAGAAGCGGAAAAAGCTGAATTTACATTTAATGGATTATTTTCTGCGCTTCCTGTTGCATTGATTATAAATTGCTGAGAGCCAAGAGAAGTATTTGAATCCCATTTGTATATATTAGTATTACCTGAAACTCCTAAGAATCCACTGCTTGCACAATTTGTGGGGTATCTTGAAGCGGAGTATAAATCTGTATCAATTATACTTGCTATATTAGGTTTTATTGGATAACCGTAATCGCCTCGCCTTAAATTGTCAAACTCGTAAACAACAAACCAACAACGATCTCCAGTCAAAAAACCAACAAAACCATTACCAGTAGTAAATAAATTATTAAATTCAAAATTTTCTAAATCAGCTTTAAAAGTAATACAATTTTTATTTTGATTGTAAGAAGGATAATATTGACTTGTACTAGTATTATTTAAATCTTGAGCAATCTCATGACCAGGAGCAGAATTATACCATTTATAAATTTTACCACTAGAATCAAACTCTAAATTATTCAAATCATTTAAATTGAACCACGCAAACAATCCTGACAAATTTATTGGAGATGCGCTGTCTCCAGTATAATATTCAAAATCAACCAAATCATATTTTAAATAAGAATTGGTGGTTTCAAAATTTTTTATACCTGTTACTGAAAATTGAGTGTCTAAAAATTTACTCATAATGTACTCCTAAGTGGCGCTAAACGTTGCATGATAGATAATTTGCTTTGTAAAATGCCATTATTAGTAGCCGATAAACCTCTTGATTCTATTTTACCAGTAACATAAAAAGTATTTAATATATTATTATTATAATCTTTCAAAAATAATTCGCAAACAGAATCTTTGCCTTCTATATCGCAAACATTTACTTGTTTAAAAAAGTTACCATCTACTGTTACATTTTTTGTTTTATTAGTTTTTGCTACTCTGAATGGTACGATCTCATCGTTTTTAAAAAAAGGAGCGCGATTGCATTGTTCTGAATATTGAAAACTGAATATTTCTGAAAATCCAAAGACATTTGTTATATCAGATATATAAGTTCTATTTGAATGAGAAATATTATCCAAGGCGCTATTTCTTATATTTGTTCTAAATGCTTTTAAATCATTAGTGCTGTCTTCTGCGTTTATTTGTCCATACCATTCGAATTCAGCATTTATAGAAATAGGAGAAAATTGAGAAGCTTGAAAAGATATACTTTTTAAGTAACAGTTTTGTATATTTACTCCAGCAAACACAGCGTTTATAGGAGACTCTGAGACTGTTGTCGGGCTTAAATAATTAGGAAAAGCGCCTGTCAAAAAAAATTCTGTATTCAAACTACCAACCACAGTTCCTTGAGGAGCGTATCGCAATAAAGATCCATCTGATAATAAAACTGGCTCTATACTTGATTGCAAAGAAATTTCTACTGATGTAGAATAAAAAACATCATTGTTTATTCTAAAATCTAAATTCTCATATTTAATGAATTTACTCATCAATTTATAGTATATGCAATCGTAGATATAATTGTAAAATCAACAGAATCTGGTTTTGTGCCATTTCCTTCACACAATCTATATTGAATTAATCGACCTGAAGAAAATGCTGTTGATCCGCTTATATTAGATTTGTTTTTTATTTGTATAATATTTGGATTTATAGTATTAAAATATGTCGCACCGATTATTCCACTTACAGGATAAGATACTGGATCAGATGGAGGACTAACGAAAAATCCAGTTACGAATTTTGTTGGAACTGCTGGGTTGTATGTCGGAGTGATTACTGATATTTCAAATCGATAATCGGCTGATAATGCATTTTGATCAGATGTAAATAAAGCAATTCTTTCAATAGATCCATCGTATGGAGTAATAGTAAATGGAGCATGATCAGAATTATTTCCGCTTGGAATAGAATCAGAATCAGGAACAATCGGACTAAAATAAATATCAGTACCAGTTACTCTTGTTTGATATGTTTGAATAAATTTACCCTTGGAATAACCTCCATTTGTAGTATAACTGCCATCGATATCTAAATTTCCAGCGCTAGTCAATTTAGCAACAACATCTGGACTTGCTCCAAAATAACCATTTTTCACAAAAACAAAACAATCATTATCATTTATTCCTAATGCGCCATCATTATATAAATTACCGATTGACCATTTTGGAGTGTTTATAGCGGCATCATAACGCGAAAAAGTAAGTAAACTATTTCTAGTAGGCGTCGGATCTAAAGATGCATCTTTATTTGCTGCAATAACTATTTGAGTAGTTCCTTGTATATTTGTGCTTTGAAATGATGCTACAGTATTTTCAGAGATTCCATCAGTAACAACATCTAATTGAAATTGAGGACCAGTAGTACCTAAACCAAAATTTCCTACAGCATCTATGATTGCATTGTTAGTCGATAAAACGGGATGTGGACCAATAAATGTTTTATTTACAGAAAGACCAAAGTAATTTATATTTGTAGCATTTCTTAAACTTAAAAATGTATTTGGTTTATTTGTTTGAAATCTACTAACTTGAGCAACAGTACCGCTTACATGCATTGTATAAGCAGGAATAATATGACCTATACCTATTTTAGGAGCAACTGAATCATTATCTATATATATTGCATTTTTACCTAAATTAAGATCGCCTATGTTATTAAAATTTAAAAATAAAGTTTCATCGTTTGCGCTTGTTTTTATTTCTGTATTGTATGGATCAAAAACCAAAGCGTTTCCTGAATTTTGAAATTCAATAAATTCACCACTAACTAAAAATTTATTAGTTAAAGCTCCAGTAGTACCATGAATTGCAAAATTACCGCTTTGATCAATCGCCATTAAATTAGTAAAACTAGCGCCAGCATTTATTGAAGATTCTAAATATAATTTTGTATCGTTTGGTTTTTTAGAAAATTGATAATAAACACTGGGATCTGTAATAGATATTCCAATTTTTCTAGCAGCAGCGCCACTAATTCTTATTTGACCTAAACCTAAAGTTGCGCCTGGAACATCAACAACATCTAATGAAACTCCTGGAGTTCTATCGTTTATTCCCACAAAACCATTTGATCCACTTACTGAGAGACCGATAGCTCCAGCAGATTCAAAAATCGTAAAACCATCGTTAGTTTGAGCCGTAAAGCCTGTAAAAGATTGAGACAATTCATCTCTGGTTATTTTATTATTTTGTGTGGAGGTTGAATTTGATATTAGGAAAATATCACTCGACTCAACACTTGTGTTTGGTTTTTCTGTTAAAGATGAAAGAGATACTCCCATATTAATTGTTTAAATAACCTTTATAACTAAGTTTTACACTTAAAACGTCGTCAGCACTTGAATTAAATTCTTGAGATACAAGTTTAAAATCATTAAATGATTGATTGAACATATTTATTCCAACACTTTTTCTGATAACAAATAGCACTTCATTGTCGTTTACAATTAAAGGTGAATTACCTACAGATAAGAAATCATCTTCAAAAACTGTTCCATTTATAGATATAGAAAAACTAGCATCATTATCATTATTCAATTGATCATATAATTTTTTAGCTTCATAATCATCTACTTCTAAATTAAAAGAAGCATCTATTTCAATAGGTAATTCTAATAATATTTCATAAGGAACATATGCAAAATTGGGTATAGGACCAGAAGGTCCAGATGGCCCACTAGAAGCAAATCCAGATGGTTGCAATAAATAAATTGGTTTTTTAGGACAATTTATATTATAATTAAATTGAGTTATTCTATTAGTAGGTGAGCCGCTACATGTTAAAATAATATCTTTTACTTGCGGCACACTTATATAAGGAGCGCCTATATTACCTGAAGCTGAGATAGTTTTACCTATATCACCAAAAACTTGTATATCAATAGAAGTTTGAGGAACTTCGCCTACAGAACAATCTAAACTTATACTATTAACACAACCAGTTTTAAATCCAAAAGATTTACCAAAATAATCAATACTTCCAGCGAACCTTTGAGCTTGTTTATCTGGTCTTTCACCAGTGAATCTTAAAAAAGGTTCGTTGTATAATAAATATTTATTTATGCTAAAAGAAGCACTTGGAACTTCTGCCATTACTTGTTTATTATAACCAACACCTATCGTATTAATAGGACCATAATTTATCGAATAATTACCTTGTATAGATAATATACCAGAAATAGCATTACTATTTAAGTAAAATCTATTTTCGTAATTTAGTGTTGAATTTTTCATTAAACAGGTCTACGAGTTCCAGCTAATACGCCGCCAAATCTTTGTTGTTGTTTTATCACATCTAATACTGTTTCATATACTTTAGAATTCAAATTATTAGATAATTCTACATCTTGTTGTTTATAACTTGTTGAATCTGCTCCCATTTGTATAGTACCGTCTCTATTTACTGTTGTATTAAAATTGAATGAATTAGTTGCATTGTTATTATTTACTGTATTAGAATTGTTAGAAGAACCACCGTACATTCCTCCATTTTGCATACCAACACCATATTTTTTAATAATTGGTGAGCTATATAATCCACCTTCTGCATAAGCTGGAATTATGTCTGATAAACGAGAACCATACGATGATGAGTTACTGCTTTTTTGAAAACTTTTACCAGTAAATAATCCTCCTGTTTGACCTCCTGTTCCTATAGCTAGAGATGTATTTCTAGAAGATCCAACTCCATATCCTAAATAATCAGGTTTATCAACTCCAGGGCCTTTTGGCGCGGCACTTCCGCCCATACCAGTATCAGTATTAAATTTACCAGCAGCTTTCATTAGCCCAAATGAAGCCGCCATTCCAACTATTGACCCCACAATACCAGCAATCATTTTTCTTCTTTCAGCGGCTTTGCGTCTTTTTTCTGCTTGTTTAGCTCTTTGTTCATCTCTTAATTCATTGTATAACTTACTATTTTCTAAACCAAAAGTTGTCATACCTTCTTCCATAGATTTTAAATCAGTCAACTCTGTTGCAAAAGAACCTCCAGAAGCAAAACGAGGAGCCATTGAAAAATTCAATTTATCTAATTCGCTTGGGCCACCCATAGCCATTACTGCTTTTCTATTCAATACATATTCGCCGTTCTCAAGTAATGCTGGATATTTATCTCCAGAACCTGTTCCAGAAATATACATACCAGATTGAGCGCGAATCACTCCACCTTTTTGAGTTTTAACTGGCACTGATCCAGCGGCACCAGCCATATTGAATCCCATCGATCCCAACATTGAATAAACCGCCGATTGCATCATAGCGGTACTTATAGCATCTAAAAAGTTACCAGCTATACCCATTAAAGCTTCACCTAAATTATCGCTTTCTCTTATTGCTGCTTTTATGCCATTTACAAGACCATCAGCAAACATTCTTGGCAGATCTCCACCTAGTTTTAATAAAATTTCTTCTCCTTCGTATTTAAGGTTACGAAAACTAGTTTTAAATCTTCCTGCAAAAGAATTATTGGTTCTAATAATTTTTTTATCGAATTCTACTTGTTCATTTACATCGGCTCTGCTAATATCTAGAGCTTCTTTTCTTAATTTAATCTGTTCTTGAAAACGACTAATAGTATTTGATAATGCTATTGCTCCTGCTTCATCAGCTTTCTGTCGCTCTTCTGTTAAGAATGCCATTTGTTTATCTCTGTCCATCTTATTAAAATTTGCCTTAGACATTCTATCAGCAAAAGCGTCTACTGTAGCTGTTGAAGTGTTGCCTGATCTATAAGCAGCAATAGATGCTTGAGTTCTTTTATACGCTTCGAATTTAGTTAATTGTTCTGGAGAATAAGATTGAGCTTTTCGTATTTGCTCTAAAACGTTAACACCAGGATTTACTTCTTGCTGCATATAAGATCCGCTCGTAATCATAACGTCTAATTCGTCCTTGCTTTTTCCTATATAAGGATTATTTTGCATTTCTTTAAAAACCTCTTCTCCACCTAAATCATCTAACAAAGTTTTTGCCGCAAATCTTTCAATGACTTCTGATAAATTATATAAAGCTGTTGTATTTTCACGTTCAGCGGCTAATTCCAACATTCTTTGTTGAATTTCAGCATTTATGTTTGCATCTTCCATAGCTCTTTCTTTTTTCAATATTTGTTCTTGTATTTTAAACTGTCTTTCGGATCTTTCTGATACACCGAGACCAGCAACTTTAGCAGGATCTTGTAAAGTTCTTTTAAGGCGATTTATGTCTCTTGTTCCTTCGGCCTTACTTACATCTAAATTATTAGCTATACTTGCGGACATGTTTTTCATGCTTTCCATGCGCATGAAATTTGCATTATCTACTTTAGCTCTTTCTACTGATAAAGTTTTTGTTGCTTCTAATTGAGCTTTTTCTAAAATTTGATTTACTTGAAATAATTTTTCAGCATTAATCATTCTCTGATTGAACTGATCTCCTTCTAATCTAGCCAACTCAATAGCTGCATCATATTCTTGTTTCTTAGCTTTATTTGTAAAAAATTCTTGAGTGTTGTAAAGATCACTTAAAGAATTTTGAAATTTAGCGACTATTCTTTTTAAATAAGTTTGATCGCTCCCTGCTCCACCTGTAGCAGCTATTTCATTTTGAACTGCGCCTACAGTTTCGATTAAGCTACCAACTTTATCTTTATCTGAAAAATCAAAGTTTGAAAGATCAATATTTTTTTCTTTTAAACCTCTTCTTAAACTTACTGCTTGACTTTCAGCTGTTAATCCTGATGTTTTAGTTCGTTCAATTAATTTTCCCGTCAAAGCTCTACTTACTTCGTCACTTGATAAACCTGACAAATCTCCCGATTTTACTTTATCATATATATCTGATTGATAAAATTTAGCAGACTGTTCGGATTGCAAGCTTACTTCTTTAAATAATTTTGTTATATTTTCTTCTCTTGTTTTTTGAAAATCATTTCGTTCTTTTTGTTGACTCAATCTGAAATTTTCAGCAGAAATTTGCTGTTTTGCAATAGCATCATCATATTTTCTTTGTGCGGCAAATTGAGTAAAGCCTAATTTTTTTGGACCTTCTGGTAAAGAATTCATTACAAAACTTTCAATCGATTCAGAAAAATTAGTAGTAAATTCATTTATTGCCGAATTTACCCTGTTAATTTGTGAATCTTTTTCTAAAGCTATTGCCGCTTGCAATGATAAAGTTTTGATAGAATTTTCTATTTTTCCAAAAATTTCAGCAAATCCTTGTAAAGCGGCGTTTCTAACTTTTTGAATAGCATTGTTAGAAGCCTCTAATTTACCCATTTTTTCAAGACCTCTTCCGATTGCTTCTCCACTTTTACCGAATAGTAAATCTACTGCTCTTTGAACTTCTTGCTGATATCTTGCAAAATCATTCTCTTTTAGATCTGGAAATAATTCATCAGTAAATTTTTTAGCAAAATTTTGTTGAGCAATAGCTATTTGAGCGGCATTCTCTCTGAGACCTGGAACATTGAGTTTTACTCTGCTACTTTTGAATCTTTTTACACTTGCAATTAAATCTTCATTAGTGCCAGCTTTCATAAGTTCAATCACTTGCGGATCTTTAAATAGCGAAGATGATTTGAATAACTCAGCAGCCACCTCTGAAGGTTCTTTAACACCTAATTCAGCAGTTGTTTTTCCACCCGCAAAAGTTGTAGCAAAAAATCCACCGCCTTGTTGTAAATTACTCAAAGCAGATTTACCGGCTGCTGTTCTACTCAATTGATCATTATATTTCTTCAGTTCATCTTGTAGTTTATTTACATTACCGCCAGTGCTAGCAAAAATTTGAGCTAGATTAACATCTTTAATTTCATTAAAACTAAGTGCTAAATTTCTAGTTGCATCTTCAATATCTTTACTTGAAGCTCCACTAGCTATTAAATCATTTAATTTTTTCTGACTATCAACATAACCAGAAGCAGCTTGAGAATTAGCTTGTTGTTTTTTTAAAAATTCTTGATCAATTTCCGCTAATTCAGATAACGATAAACTAGCTGCATCTATTGCGCTAACTAAACCAACCAAACCTCCAATAGCACCACCTATCAATGCTCCTTGAGGACCAAAAGCTGCACCAATACCCGCGCCAGTTGTTACAGCACTCAATCCAGTGCTTATAAGGGCTTGACCTTGACGTTCACCAGATGTCATTTCTGTACGTTTTTTATTACCAAAAACGGCTTGTTCTACAAATCCAGCAATCATTGGTCCAGCAATAGATATAGCTGTGCTAGCAGATGATAAACCTTTTGCAAACTTACCTTGTTGTTGCTTTATCTGATTACTGGCAGCAGTCATCGCCTTACTCAATTCAGCGCCAGAAAGACCACCTGCTTTTAAAGCGTTTTCTAATTTTAACATTTCTGATTTTATCAATTTATTTCTTCCAAACGCAGATTCAAAAAAGCTTAAATTTTCTTCTGCTGCTTGAACTGCATTTATAAAATCAGAAATAGCTCGGTCTATATCGTCATTACTAAATGCTGGTGTTGGAGGAGATGGATTTGATGCTGGTCCTGTTGGAGGCACAGAAGAACTAGCTGCAGAGGATCCTCTCCTTTTTCTACTTTTTCCTTTTTTTCCGAAATTAGGCACAAACCCTTTACTCATCAACCCCGCAGCTTTCTGTCCTCTCATTGAATCGCTCATCGCATTTGCTAATCCACCATGATCGGCAATCGCGGAACTAAATGTTGGCTGACTGCTGTTTCTAATATGAGGAAAAGGTTTAGTATCAAATATGGCTTTATTGCCACTCATGTTTTCTTCTAAACTCATTACTGCTTGTTTATATGCAAAATTAGGAATAAAACCTTTATTAAAATCATTTACAGGGAAAGGTCCAGGATGTTGTTCGTGAAATGTTCTATAAGCAGAAAATGTTTTTGGTATAACTGGGCGGTTTTTTTGTCGATTAGCAAATCTTGATTTTAATTCATTTTTTACTGTTCTTATATATGGATGCTTGTTTTCAAAAAGATTATCCGGCAATATTGATTGCAGAAATGATTTATAAAATATAATTTTTCCACTATTTTTATCATAACTGCCTTTCAAATAAGTATTTGCATATTTAGGGTGTAATAACTCTTCATGAGTTAAGTTTTCTCCAAAGTGTTTGGCTACAATTTCGCGATGAAATTTATCTTCTCCCGTTGCATATCTTTCATTTTTTAAATCGATTACGAATTGTATTAGATCTGATGATATTGCTCCTCTTTTTCCTAATTCTGTGGTCATTTTATCCAATGCACCATCATTATAGTTAAAATTAGGAATAAAACCTTTACTATCTGTAAATCTAGAATTTTTGCCTATAAAATTGCTGAAATTAAAACCAAATATTCCATCAAACATTGCTCTTTTAATTGGATTCTGTAACCAATCATTCAATTCTTTTACAGATTTACCTTTGATATAATCAATGACTGATTTGGGAAGTTTTTTTCCCATTATTTCTCCAGTAGATATTATTGAGTTTTTAGAAAAAATCTTATCAGGAACTGATGATTCTGCGCCAAATTTTTTAAGGAATTCTTCTATCTCTAGTTTAGAAAAACCGCTTGTGCCTTCCTTTATTCTTCCTAAAGTTTCTAATACATAGTTTCGATCAACACCAAAATTAGGAATAAAACCTTTTGAAGAATTAAGAGAAAAATCTGATTTAGCTCTTCCCAACTTTAATTCACGCTTAAGAAAGTTTTCAATACCTCCATACATTTGTAATTCTTTTGGGCTTACGCCGCCAAATGGAGCATAAGATTGATTTTTTAGATTATAAATTGCTGTATAAATTCCCTTTCTTAATTGAGCTTTATAACCACCTCCAATATCAACGAGGTCTAAATTATTTATCATCTTTTCTGTTTCAGCAATATTTGTACCCGCCATAGTACCTGCTACATCTTCAACTGGAGAAAAAGCTGATTCAGGCACACCTTTTGATATAAATGCTCGTTTTAAAGTATCCGATATTGGTTGTCTAGTTTGTAATAATAATTTATTATTATGAATAGCATATTTTATTGCGCCTTTAGTAGAACCTTCAATTTCATCCCAAGCATCTGAATGGTATAAAGCATTATATATTCTACCATCTTGAAAAGCATAACCCTTCATTATAGGTGAAGCAAAATTAGGTATAAAACCACCATATGTGGTATTTTTCTTAGCTTCGTATCTTCTTAATAAACCATCAGTAACTTTTGTGAGTTTTGCGCTTATTGTTGAATCAACATTCGAATATTTATCTTTAACAATTGATGCAACAGCCATTTCAAATTCACTGAAATTTGCACCAGGATTTTTACCAGTAGGATCAATAAATTTTGGTCTATTTGATATAGCAATCATTGAG